ACATTTGACGGAACTCATTCAGCGAGAGCAGCTCATTATTCCCGGGCACTCTAAGGCGCGCAGGAACCGCGTGTGGAAGAAGTTTAATCAACAGATGGCAGACCTAGAGAAGGTGTACAGAGGTCCTTACCTACTGGCGGCAGCACCCGATGAAAAGGGTGCCTTTGACGACTTCCCAGACTCCCTGGCCATCGCATGCTCACTGTCAGTAGCTGATACTATGCCTACTGTGACTGTAAGTGAATCGCCCTTCTTCGGGCGCTGAGTACAAAAAGATGCTAATCTTATAACATACCTAGCTCCTATAGGAGGATTACATGGCCGTAGCTCCAAACCCAATGTTCCCAGAAACCGGAATGACAGTATTCGAGAGGGCCCTTGCCCCCAGCATGCCCGGTAACCGTGGACCACTTCGCTTTGAAGAAGGCATCGCTACCGACACCGACGTTCCCATGGACTTCGGTGTTGGCGCTTACGAGGACACCGCTCCTTCGCCAATGCGCCAAAACCACAACAACCCTGAAATGTTCTACAAGTACCCCGAGGAGACCATGCGTGAGCGCGCCCACGTCGGTTCGGCCTCGTGGATTGAAGCTCCAGCAATGTTGAGCGACTTTGTACAAGGGTCAATGTCCGGTGATGGTATGCCTCAATTTGAGTACGCGTACGGTTCGGGTGGCTACATGAAGCGTCCGAACATCGCAGTCGTTTACGACTGATAGTTCCACCGACAAGGAAGGAAAGGGCGGAGGAGTATTCCCTCCGCCCTTTCTGCATCTTGTAAGTCAACACATCTGCTACAGTCGGTGACCCACCTAATATCAAGGAGCACCGATGACTTCAAACGACCTAAAGACCGCCCTCTACTACTTGAACCGCGTTACCGTACGCGGGTTTGAAGAGGAGCAAGAGCTAATCGAACTGGTTGCAAAAATCAAATCACAAATAATAAATGGCAACCAAGGCAAGAATGTGTATACTAACGGAGGCACTAAAGTCGCTTAGTGCCCTCAAACAAGGAGTACCACATGGCAGAGGTGACCAGCCTAGTCTCCGATCTCTTGTCACGATCAGTTGACGAGATCAAGACAAAGTGCGGTTTGACAAAGCTTCGAGAGTCAATGTCAGCTGAAGAGGCTGAGGCTCTTGACAAGGCTTTGGATCTGATCAAGGGTGACAACAACTCGGGCAGAGCAAAAGTTTACTCATCAGAATGGCTGACAGCCGTGTTGAACAAGCACGGCCACACCATTAGTTCAAGCACTATCTCTAGGCATCTCTCAAAGAGGTGCAGCTGTGAGTGATCTAGCAAAGGACCTTAACAGTGCCTATTCATTGGGTAAAGTTGCTGATCTTCTAAAGAGAAACAACATTGACTTGGATGAAGTTGGCCAAGTAAAGCGCGTTTCTTTTTATCAGTCGCTCACAAAGAACGATGATGGTGAAGCAGAGATCCATGACCTAATGGGCATCCAGTTCTCCCCTGCTTGGGAGTCAGGACCAGCTTGGCCTGTAGTGCAGCCAGGGCCATCAATTAAGCTCCCAGCACGCAAAGTATCCCAAAGTAATACAGAGGGATACAAAGTAGCGGTCATTCTTCCCGACATGCAGATTGGGTACTTCCGCTCTGCTAATGGGGAGCTTGAAGCAACTCACGACGAGCAGGCTCTAGACATTGCCCTAGCTATCACAAAGAAGCTCAACCCTGACTTGATTGTGATGGTTGGCGACAACCTAGACCTGCCAGAGTTTGGTAAGTACCGACTCAGTAGTGCTTACGCCCTGACAACACAGGCGTCTATTGACCGAGCAACCACATTGTGTGCTCAGTTGCGTGACGCCGCACCCAACGCAGAGATTAAATGGCTAGCAGGAAACCACGAAGAAAGATTGGTGAACTTTGTCCTTGATAACGCAAAAGCAGCGTTCGGCATTCGTCGAGGGAACACTCCGGACTCTTGGCCTTGTCTCAGTGTTCCTTATCTGTGCCGTTTCGACGATTACGGGATTGATTACATTCCTGGTTATCCGGCTGGGCAGTACTGGATCAACCAACGGCTCCGTGTCATCCACGGCACAAAAGTACGCAGTAACGGGTCAACAGCGCATGCGTACCTCGGCACAGAAAAGACATCCGTCCTCTATGGGCACATCCACAGGCGTGAATGGGCAGAGCGCTCACGAGAGGACTACGACGGAGCAAAGACCATCATGGCCGCATCCCCTGGTACGTTGGCAAAATGTGACGGCTCCGTCCCATCTACCAAAGGATCCATCGACCTGGACGGTCGACCTATGACCATTGTGGAGGACTGGCAACAGGGCATCGGGGTAGTTACCTTTGTACCTGGAGACGGTGAGTTTTGGTACGAACAAGTACCATTCCACAACGGCTCAGCCATGTACAGAGGTAAACTGTACACAACACAAATAGTATGATAGCTCTATGACTTCTACGTACCGCCCAGTAATAGTTGAATGGGTTGACGCCTTTGATGGCGATGGCCCCTGGGTGTACAAGGACGAATACAGAATAGACCCGGTCAACCCAACAACAATTGGTTGGCTGCTTGAAGACCACCACGACGACTACATCACGTTGGTGTCAACCTTTTGTGTGTTCCGTGAGAAGGAGGATATGTATGGAAACATTATGCATATCCCCAAAGGCATGGTTAAATCATTAACCTACGTTGATATTCCTGCTAAGATAAGTAAGAAACGCAAACGCAGGTCGGAGTAACATGCCGGTTGATTTTTGGTCACCAAGTTATAGAGCTTCTTCTAGCGACCTAACAGTTGCTATATCCCCACTTGGTCTAGTCGAACTTGCCGATGAGGAATTTGAGGTACACGGCCCACGCCTAAACCGCTACAGCGCATGCTGGGCCTGGTACCTGGGCCACCACTGGTCATACCGTAGGGAAATGGGTGAGCAAAACATCACCATGAACTACATCAAAACCTTATCGGACTACATCACGAACTTCTGTTTTGGTAAGGGTGTTCAGTGGAAAGTGCCGCCACAGAACGGTGCAGTAATTCCACACCTACTCCACAAGGTATGGGAAGTAGACAACGCTAAGCACTATGTCCTGTGGGAGATGGGTCAGCTAGCCGGTGTAACCGGTGATTGCTTTGTAAAGATTGCCTTTGAAGAGCCTTACGTAGACACCTTGGGTATTACACACGAGGGTCGCATACGTATCCTTACCCTTAACCCAGCCCATTGTTTCCCCGAGTACCACCCACACGACCGAGATCGCTTGCTGCGGTTCAAGCTGAAGTACCGCTTCTGGGGAACTAGCCCAGAGGGTACTCGCCAGGTCTACACCTTCACTGAGATCCTTACTGAGGAAACAATTGAGCAGTACATCAACGACGAGCTAATCGACCAGTACCCTAACCCCACTGGCGTGATCCCGATTGTACATATCCCCAATATGACGATCTCCTCATCCCCCTGGGGTCAGTCAGACATTTGGGACGTCATCCCACTAAACCGTGAGATGAACGAGAAGATGACCGAGGTTTCGGACATCATCAACTACCACGCTGCTCCAATCACGATCATCACCGGAGCCAAGGCAAGCCAGCTTGAGCGTGGACCAAAGAAGGTCTGGGCGGGTCTTCCCAAGGACGCCACAGTTCGTAACCTAGAGGCAAGCGGAAACATGGCCGGTGCTCTTGAGTACATCACGTTCTTGAAGCGTGCCATGCACGAAATCACAGGAGTGCCAGAGACCGCGCTGGGTCAGTTCCAACCTGTGTCCAACACCTCCGGAGTTGCTCTGTCAATCCAGTATCAGCCTTTGATGAACCGCTTCAATATGAAGCGTATTCACTTTACAAAAGGCTTGGAGAAGATCAACGAAATCATCATTCGTACAGCAGCTGTGTTCCAACCAGAGTTGCTGTTCTACGATCCCAGCAAGGGTGAGCCACCGGAAGCAGACGAACTACCACAGCTCGATCCAGCTGACCCACTTACCTACAAGACGCAAGTCCACTGGCCAGAACCACTGCCAGTGGATGTACTCATTAAACTCAATGAAGCTCAAGCCAAGATGGCTATGGGTCTTGAGTCCAAGGAAGGCGCTATGCGCATGCTTGGTGAAGAGTTCCCGCGAGAGAAGCTTGCTGAGATCTTTGAAGAACTACGTGACGACGCAATTGATCAGGGCGCACTAGACATGCTGCGAGCCCAAATCAATCAAGCTGTCATGATGGCGACCGGCTTGTTACCAGGTCCAGGAGGTACCAGCACGGTGCCTGCTGGAGGTGCTAATGTGACAAGCGCAGGGGGTCCTCAGGAAACTGAAGGCCCAATGCCCGGTGTTCAGGTAGCCCCTGATGCCGGGATGTTGAACAACATAGTTGCAAAGGCATACGGAGCTAGGTTCGCCCAGCGTCGTGTTCCTGACGAAGAATAAATAGTCGTTTTAACCCAGTCCAAATAAGCAAAACCAACAGAGGTTCAGACATGGCAATTACACCCAACGAAGATGGTATTCATATTCCCGTAGAGTCAAAGCAAGAGGCAACGCAGGATATGACCCAAAACTCAAAGCTTTTCTCTGAGGACGAAGTCCATAAGATTCGTCAGCAAGAAAAGGACAAAATGTACAAGCGTCTTGAAGACGCTGACGGCCGCGCCAAGGCAATGGAAGAGCAGCTAGCTCTCCTTACCAGGGAGCGCGAGCAGGCTATTCGTGAGGCCGAGGAGAGGGCTCGTAAGGAATCAGAGATCCTCCGCCAACGCGAAATCGAAGAGCTTTCCGCCAAGGAACTTCTCGCTAAGCGGGAAGATGAGTTCAACCAGCGAATCAACCAGGTTGAGCAGGAGTGGAGTCAGAAGTTCTCCGAGATGGAGAAGGACCGGCAGGCCAAGGAAGCCATGCTCGAAAAAGAGCGGTACTTCCAGCAGGTCGAGACCTACCGCAACCGCCGTGTACAGGCAGAGCAAGAGCACATTATCCCTGAACTAATTGATCTAGTGACAGGGAACTCGGAAGAAGAAATCGAAAATAGCATCGCCGTGCTCCGTGAACGCAGTAATGCTATAATCGAATCAATCCAGAGGACGAGTCAGCCAGCACGTCCTAAGGGGGCGCCAATTACGGCTCCTCCAACTGGGCCTATGGATAACCAACAGGACTACCAAACGTTAACTGCGGAAGATATCCGCAATATGCCGATGGATCAATACGTAAAGATGCGTGACAGACTATTACAGGCTCGACCCCAACGGGGCCGTTTCTAACAACCCAACAACCCTATCCATCGGAGGATAAACAATGGCATACCCCCAACCAGCAGGCGGTGCAATCACCGGTACAACTGCAATCTCAGGAGGTACTACTGGATACACTGATTCCGGTAGTGCTCTCACCCCAGCAATCCAGACAATCTGGTCAAAGGAAATCCTTTTCCAGGCAATGCCCGTTCTTCGCTTTGAACAGTTCGCTGTTAAGAAGACCGAACTCGGTGTTCAGCCTGGTTTGACCATCAACTTCATGCGTTACAACAACCTCTCGGTCAACGAGGACACTGGCGCCGTGCTCAGTGAAGGTGTACGTATGGATCCCAAGGCCCTCTCGGCTAGCCAGATCCAGATCACCGTCAAGGAAAACGGACAGGCTGTTGCCGTAACTGAGCTGTTGCTCAATGCATCGTTCGATGACGTCATGGCCTCAGCTTCCCGGTTGCTTGGTCGTCACATGGCCCAGAGCATGGACACCCAGGCTCGTAACACCCTGTACTCAAAGGGCATCCCCTTCGGTACCGTCGGTGCTTACGACTCAGCCAACGCAGTTGCCCCAAGCGTCGTGTTCGGTCGCACCGCAGCTTCGGCTCGTGGCGCCATCAGCCCCTACGACGCTGGCACCCTCGGAACCGCTTCTGCCCCTGGTTACCTCAGCCCCGCAACCATCAAGGATGCCGTTGAAGTTCTAGCTGGCCAGAACATCCCCCGTTTGGGCGACACCTACGTATGCTTCGTACACCCAAGCCAGAGCCGTTCACTCCGCGACTGGCCAGAGTTCATCGAAGTAACGAAGTACGCCGCTCCCGGTAACTTCATGCTTGGTGAAATCGGTCGTATCTACGACGTAGTGTTCATCGAGACCACCCAGGTCAAGAAGGGTCTAGACGCCACCGCTTCGTCTGGTCCTCTGTTCGGCATGGGTTCCACCCTCGACACCAGCGCTAGCTCTGGCTTCCAGGAAAACGCCAACGCTTACAACGCAATCATGATCGGTGACAACGCCTTCGGTCATGCTATCGCCCTCCCGGTTGAACTCCGTGACGGTGGCGTTATCGACTTCGGTCGTGA